GAATGCTTTTTACGCAATTGGAAAGCATAAAATGGTTGAAACCGCCGCTGGATAATGATCCTCGCCGTGAAAAATATATTGAAGAAATTGCTCGATGGCGAGCAGCTAAAATTATGAAAGTCACTATTGGTGGACTAGTAGAGGTATAATATCATGGTTGAAATTGTAGCGGGTGAATTGATTCGTAACGAGACGAACAAAAATGCTATGGGTGGAACTGAAATGATGGCGATGGGCTTACAAAGCCGATTGCCTCAGGAACTGCTAAAGGATTTTCAGATCATCAATTCACGCCCCCGGGAGATCCGAGATGATCTGAAAACAATTCTCGTGTGTCACGATCTCCCGGGTGATCCTGAAGTGGCTCACCTAAAAAACGGTGGATGGGATGCGTATGATAAATTGGTATTTGTCTCAAACTGGCAACTTCAGATGTACAACGCATATCTCGGGGTTCCGTATAGCAAATCAGTAGTATTGCAGAATGCTATTGAGCCTATCCCCACTCATTTGAAATCTTCTATTGATGATGGTATTAACCTAATCTATCACACCACACCGCATCGTGGACTAGAACTGCTTTATCCTGTATTTAATCAGCTGTCAAAGGATTTTGATAATGTGCATCTAGATGTGTATTCATCCTTTGAAATGTATGGATTGGGAGTACGGGATGAAGAATATAAGAAATTGTTTGATCTTCTGAGGTCACATCCAAATATTACTTATCATGGATTTCAGCCTAATGAAGTTGTAAGGAAAGCGTTAACCAAGGCTCATATCTTTGTATATCCTTCAATTTGGCAGGAAACTAGCTGTATTGCTTTGATGGAAGCGTTGTCTGCAGAATGTCTTGTAGTACATCCAAATTTAGCTGCATTACCAGAAACTGCAGCCAATTGGACAAACATGTATCAGTGGCACGAAAATCCCCGCGAGCATATAGATGTGTTCTATAAGACATTGTATGAATTAGTTGATAAAATTGTTAATGAAAATCGCCTTCCTGTATTATCACAATCATCATATGCGAATAGAGTTTATGGGTGGGATAATCGGATCCCACAATGGAAAAACTTCCTGGAAAGTTTCTAGATTTAGGTATATATCATAGGCTAATTGGTGTATATTAATAATAATGATTGATACAATATATAAGGAACTAATCGAGTGATACTCGTCGATATGAATCAAGTGATGATCAGTAATATTATGGTATCTATTGGAAGCCATAAGAACATTGAACTTGATGAAAATATGATTCGCCATATGGTCTTAAATTCTCTTCGATCTTATCGTAAAAAATACTATTCCGAATATGGTGAACTTGTTCTTTGCTTTGATGATAAAAACTATTGGAGGAAAGACCAATATCCATTCTATAAAGCGAATAGGAAAAAGAACCGAGATACTTCCGAAATTAATTGGAATGATCTTTTTCGTGCACTCAACCTAATTCGTGATGAATTGAAAGAAGTATTTCCATATAAAAATATACAGGTTGACAAGGCAGAGGCTGATGATATCATTGGCACTCTCTGTCACACATATGGAACACAGCTTAACGCTGGTGACACTGAACAGATTTTGATTATGTCAGCTGATAAGGATTTTATTCAGTTACAAATTTATGCCAATGTATCACAGTATGATCCTATTCGTAAGCGATGGATTCGTCATGATAATCCAGATGCTTATATCCTGGAACATGTTTTAAAAGGTGATTCTGGTGATGGCGTTCCAAACGCGCTATCGGGCGATGATTGCCTTGTAATGGGTGTACGCCAAAAACCAATGACCGCAAAAAAGTTAAGTCTGCTCTTACACGAATTGGCCACCACGAATACTATTCGAGATGAAGAAGTGTTACGAGGGTATCAACGAAATCAGACTATGATTGATTTAACGTATGTGCCCAAAAATATTCAAGAAAATATTTTGTATAAATATCAACAAGAATACGGGGATCGCTCGAAGATGTTTAACTACTTCATCGAGCACCGCCTCAAACACTTGCTCCCTGATATCGGGGATTTCTAATTGATTATATTGTCAACTTTAACAACTGAATAGGTTTAAATAATGCAACTCTCAATTTCTGAAATTCTGAACAAAGCTTCTAAAATGAAAGGCAAATCTGAAAAAGTACGATGGCTTAAGCAAAATAATTTTAAGGCTCTTAAAACTGTACTAAAAGCAATGTACGACCCAAATTTGGTCTGTCTGCTACCAAAAGAAGAGCCTCCGTATACACCTTCAAAACTAAATGAAGATCATGGCATGTTGATTAATAATTCACGTAAAATCGTGTATTTTTATGAACCAGGTGGATCACGATTACGTCCATCAAGGCGGGAGTCACTATTCATTGAACTATTAGAATCCGTTAACCGTGCCGATGCTGTTCTGCTCATTGATATGAAAGACAAGAGGCAATTTAAAGGGCTGACTGAAGAAACAATCAACGCAGCCTTTCCTGATTTAATTCCAGAGAAAAGTATCTAATACTATGGGCAAAACATATCGTAAGAATAAAGATGATTTTGTATATGATGATGGGTATATCGCTGAGTATAAAAAGAAATCAAAGAAAAATATGTCTCGTGAAGATATCTATCAGCAAGCTCGCCGCCAGAAAGCTGATGTCGGTTGGCGGCGGCTATTAGATGATGATGAAAATTTACAATAAGGAAGATATTTAATGCCAACCTATTCGTTTGAAAATATTTTCACCGGTGAAACTTTAACAACTTTATGCACATGGAAAGAGGCTAACAAGTTAGTAGATGGTGGCGAATACAAAATGTTATTATCAGCCCCTATGACCGTCAGTGGAACTGGTACAATTGTTGGTAAAATTGATAATGGTTTTAATGATGTTTTAAAACGTATTAAATCGGCAAATTATAGATCATCAATTCGAACAAAATAGGATTTAATGTATGTTATCTCGCCAGCCGCGCCGTCTTTCAAAAAGAGAGAAAAGAGAGCAAAATCAGGTTGATGTTAGGAGTTCGAATCTAGGGGGAAATTTTAACCTCAAGCGAATAATTCCAATGACTGATGCTCAAGATGATGCATTTGAGTCTTATAAAGACGGGTTCAATCTGATGCTTCATGGCACAGCTGGTACCGGTAAAACTTTCATCGCTCTCTATTTAGGCCTTGATTCCGTCTTAAATGAAAATAAGGGTTATAAGAAAGTTTTTGTTTGTCGTTCTATTGTGCCAACAAGAGATATGGGATTTTTACCTGGAAATCAAAAAGAGAAGATGAAGGTGTATGAAGCACCTTATATTGATATTACCAATAAACTTTTTGATCGTGGTGATGCCTATGATGTTTTGAAAAGCAAGAATATTGTTGAATTTATGTCAACATCCTTCATCCGTGGTATTACCTTAGATAATTGCATTCTTATTGTGGATGAACCTCAAAATATGAGTGCTATGGAACTTCATTCTATTATGACACGAGTCGGTGAAAATTGTCGAATTGTTTTCTGTGGTGATGTTAGTCAGGATGATCTTTCAAGCAAACGTAAAAGAGAACTTAGTGGTCTTCGAGATTTCTTAAAAATCATTAGTGCTATGTCAGAATTTGACTTTATTGAATTCACTGTCAATGATATTGTGAGATCAAATTTGGTTAAATCTTATATTATTGCTCGAGCCAAGCTCGGTTTGGATTGATTGTGAAACATTTTAATTATGTAAAAGCCCCACCTCTTCAAGAATTAAATGCTGAAACTACGGATAAAGGTAGGTTTTATAAGATAGAAAATGATGTCTGGTACCCGTCCGTTACCACTATCCTATCAGACTACAATAAACAAGGAATAATTGATTGGCGTAATCGTGTAGGTGCTGAAGAAGCTAATCGAGTTTCTACGCAAGCATCTATTCGAGGTACTGCAGTTCATAAGATCTGCGAAGATTACTTAAGCAATAATCCTGCTTATTATGAAAACCACATGCCAAATAATTTATATTCCTTTAAAGGAATTCAACCTACACTAGATCAATATGTAGATAACATTCATTATCTTGAGGCGCCGCTCTATTCAAGGCTTTTGAAAACAGCTGGGCGTGTAGATTGTATAGCAGAATTTGATAATAAGTTATCTATTATTGATTTTAAAACATCTCGAAAAGAGAAGAAAAAGGAATGGATTACAAATTATTTCATGCAGGCGTCTTGTTATGCCGTAATGTATGAAGAGCTAACTGAAATCCCCGTAAGTCGGATCGTACTCTTAATTACTGTTGACGACTCTGAATCACAATTATTTGTTGAGAAGCGGGATAATTACATTCAACAGTTTGTTGATTTTAGAGTAAAATATAAGGAGAAATATAATGCTTAAAATAGTAATATTTATCATCATTGTGATTTTTTTTATATATGGTGGAAATAAGGCGACGGCAGAGGGAACCTTAGTGCAAAAACAAAATATTATGTTTTGCGCCGAAGGAAAAGAGGTTATGGATTGGCTCAAAGAAACTGGTTACGAGAAACTTATCACTGGAATGGGAGTGAACGTAGCCGTACAGCAGAAAACATATGATGTCATATATGCAAAGCCAGATTCTGTCGTTTGGGTATCATTTTTTCCTACGGTTGAAAAAGCTTGTTTCATCACCAGCATGGAAAAGTCAATTGATTTTGGAAAAATCAAATTAGCACCAGCCGCCGACCCAAACGATAAAAAATCATAAAAAGGTATACG